TGAGGAGTGGTTGAGGTGGAAAGGTCAGGATCAGGGGGCACTATTGAGAACGCTTTACAAAGAGCCGGTACGAGTGTGGTCATTTGGCAAGCCATGGAACGGCGGCACGCTGGTAGCACACCGATTTGGAGCAGCTAGATAATGCACATTGTAGTAGGCAAGAGTGACGTTTTACGGCGACATGCTCAGTATCTCGCGGACGCTTTTGGGTGGACAATCGGAGAGACGCCAGACCCAAGCGCAGAGGGGAACATATTCATTCCCTACCTCATGTGGCAAGGATTCGACAAGACACCATGTTACGGTTGGTTTACACATTATGACAAGGGTAATCCTAAAAAGGCAGCGCTATGGGGTGGGGCCGCTGCGAGCATGGTATCTGCTAGCCAGGCCCCGCTATATATGGATAGCCTAGACGATTCTGTGTGGATACCTGGAGCGGTAGACCTTGAGCATTTCACGGTTCGTCGGCGGCGCAAGAAGGATGATCTGTTAGTCGGCGTGTGCGGGATGGTTTATTCGGGTGGCCGCAAGGGTGAATCGCTCATTAAAAACTTAGAGTATAATGTGATAGCAAGCGGTCAGGGATGGCCGTGTCCTTGCAAGTGGCGCGACTGGGACGCCATGCCAGGGTTCTACAATTCCCTAGACGTGTTTTTGTGCACCTCGACAGTAGAGGGCGGGCCCCTTCCGGTCCTAGAGGCTTTGGCTTGCGGTATCCCGGTGGTTATCCCCAGACACGTTGGGATGCTGGACGAGCTACCAGACATGCCGGGCATCGTCAGATACGATGTTGACATAAACAAAGCGATCAAGGAGGCGTTGTCTAAAAGAGTTGTTCGTAAGAATCTGCGAGCTGTTGCCGAAGCGTATTCGATTGATCGTTGGTGTCAGTCGTGGACCGATTTGGTAGGGCATAAGGAAACAATCATTGAGGGTACCAAAGGCGTCTATATTGTAGCCTATGGCGGACCGGCACGAAAGATGGCAGAGCGGTGCATCAAAAGTATTCAAGAGCACATGCCTGACCTCGAAATAGCACTAGCCGCTGATAGCCCACTGGGAATGGGCGAAACCTACCTAGAGATTCCCGATCTAGACATAGGCGGGCGGTCAGTCAAGACACAGATTTACGAGCTAGCGCCAAAATGGGAATATGTGTTGTATCTGGACGCCGACACTGAAGTTGTTGCAGATATATCGTTTCTGTTTGACCTGCTAGAGGATGGGTGGGACATGAGTATCTGTATAAACCCAGATAAATATCACGTTGCTCGAAACATGGTAAGGCCAGACAACAAAGACGAATGTGAAGAGACGTTCAAGGAGTGCGGAACAGACGAACTGATACAACTGCAAGGCGGGATGTTCTCATTTAAGCGCAACTACAGAACAGCCACACTCTTCAGATCGTGGCACAACGAATGGCAACGATGGGGCAAACGTGACCAGGGCGCTCTATTGCGAGCAATGCACAAGCATCCGGTAAAGCTGTATATGCTTGGCAACGAGTGGAATACCAGCACACGATACTTTCCAAACTACATGGAAAGAACAGCGGGCATACTACATCATCAAATGACGGCAAGACGATGGGAAGGATTGATAAAAGGGCGGCTTGATTCTAAAGAGGCTTGGAAAGCGGTAAAAGAATGAACGTTCACGTTATTTGCTTGAGACCAAGGGCGGATAGAGTGCTAGGTAGGTTTGGTCGGTACCTGGAAAGTAATAACAAGTGGTCACTAAGCGACAAACCAGACCCGACCGCCACGGTAAACTATATGGTAAACTATGCCGACGGATGGGCGCGGTACTCAGACGTAAAAACAAAGACAGCCGCTTGGTTTACACATCCAGAAGAGGAGCCAAAGAAGCGAGCGTTATGGGACGGTGCCGCAAGCAGCATGGACCTGCGGGTGACTGGCTGCGAAAGGTATGCTAATGAGCTATCGAGCTATGGGCCAACACAACACATCCCATCGCCCGTAGAGCGTGACCGGTTTATACCCAAGGTCAAGAGCAAGGGGAATACGGTAGGTGTTGGTGGGTTTGCCAGAGGACCACGGAAGGGCGTCTGGATGGTTGCAGAACTAGCAAAACGATACCCCAAGTTCACATGGCGGGCAAGCGGTGAGGGATGGCCCGTCCAATGTAAAGGATATAGTTGGACAGATATGCCGGGGTTTTATCAATCGCTAGACGTGTTTTTGTGTACGTCGCTGATTGAAGGCGGTCCAATGGGGCCGATAGAAGCGTTGTCGTGTGGGGTGCCGGTGGTGGTACCAGAACACGTAGGGCTGATTGACGAATTACCACATATGCGGGGCATCTATCGATACGAGGCGGGGAATGTGGACGATTGCGCAAAGGCATTATGCAAAGCGCTAGTCAGCGGGGGTGATCCAAACGAATTGCGACGGAAAACAGATCAATACAGCGTCCCGAATTGGTGCGAGCGACATAGGCAGGTATTTGAGGCGTTACTATGATGCCAGCGTTTTGTATAACCGCTAAAAACGAATCAGCAACAATCGGCAAGGTGGTAGCTGATATTCGTAGCTTATACAATTCACCCATTATCGTTGTGGATGATGGTAGCTCAGACGAAACCGCTCGAATCGCACAGTTGGCCGGCGCGGTCATTATTCACCACACAGAATCAAGGGGCATAGGCCCGTCGTTGCTGGAAGCTTGGGCGCTTGCGCTGAAATATGAGCCGACACACATTGTTCAACTGGACGCGGGGGGCTCGCACGACGCGAAGCAATCCTGCAGACTGTTGAGCCGGTGTACTGACGTTGGCATGGTGATCGGATCTAGGTTTGTTCCGGGGGCTCAATACATCGGCAATCAAAAGCGGGCATGGTGTAGTCGGAGAATGGCAGATGTTTGTAATCTGTTGCAAGGGGGCAATATCCATGATTGGACCAGCGGGTATCGCGTTTACAGAACGGAGGTGATCCAATATCTACTGCGGTGGGCATATCAGGCTAAAATGCACGCATGGCAAATGGAGGTGTTGGGTAGGGTTAGATACGGCGGGTTCAAAGTTACAGAGGTGCCGATCCAATATAGATCAGGGGAAAGCTCATTGAGAATAAAACATCTAAGCGAAATAGTGACGGTTCTGTTGGGACTTCTAAACCATATGCAGGTGTATAAGTGAGAGTAGCAATAGCAGTATTGGCATACAATAGACCAGGGTTATTAAAGAGAACGCTAGACAGTATCCCCAAAGGAGACCACGCATATCAATTGGTGATATTAGATAACGGGTCAACTAATGAGGCGGCTGATATCGTTGCAGAGCGTGGCGGATTAAGAAATCACGGAGAGAATCACAACATCGGGTTTGGGTTTAGAATGGCGACACACATGGCGCTATCGTGGCAACCCGATCTGATTGTATTCTCTGGCGACGACTACGAGTATCGAAACGGCTGGTTGCGAGACCTCGTACAGTTTTGGACGCATGCTCCAGACGACATTAGCATTGTTGGAATGTGTATTGAGCAGATATATCTACATAATAAAATAATCGGTAAAGTATCATGTGGCGGGATAAACGGGATTCAACGAGCGGTTACGCCAGGCGCATCGTGGAGCTTTAGGTCAAGCGACGCACTGGAGATTCTAAGAACGGTGCCGCATGACTCGCATAAATACGATAGACGGGTATGCCTGGAGACGAAGAAGAGGATCATAGAACTTCCGCTGTCAACACATATTGGATTAGGTCACAGAATATGGACAAACAGAGTAGAGCAGATAGGGGAAAAGGTGGATTGGGGTAAATGGGGACTAGACGAATTCTGAATCTTGGATGTGGGAATCGCATTATCCGAGGTCCAGAGCTAAACAACTGTAAAAGTTCGATCATTGTACTAATGGAGAAGGTCTTGTGATAAAATCTCTAATGATTCCGTGGCAACAAGAGCTATTGTTTAACGCAACCAAAACACTGCAACCAAAGCGCATACTAGAGCTTGGAACGTTCGTCGGCGCATCGGCTAAGATCATGTCGGAGGCAGCGCCAGACGCAGAGATCATAACGCTCAATCCACAGGCACACGAGGTAGCAGAGGCAAGAACAAACCTAAA